ATAACATCTTGGTTACTGTTCAGATCTGAAAAGGATTCCGGATACATTGGTGGGTTATCGTTGTACGTTTCAATCTTCAGTAGGATATCTCTCAACAAATCTAAGTCCCGTTTCATGGTTAACACCTCCTTTCTGCCAACATTATAACAGAGTGAGCAGAAAGAGAATTACAACACCCTACCACAGAAAACATAGAAAGGAGAGAAAAAATGGAAAAATTCATGTTAACCCCGAGAGAAGCTTGTAAATGCACAGGAATAGGTGAAAAGCAAATTCGAGACTGGGCAAAGAATGACACCACATTCCCTGCGCTGTCAGTAGGAGTTGATGTCCATATTCCTTATGACGAGCTGAAGGCATGGCTGTCAAATCGTGCACGGCTACGAGTGGGTCTAAAAACACATGACTCTCAAGTTGCCGGGATTATTAGGAAGAGGAGAAAGCAGGCATGAATAAACCGTTGATTTGTACGACAATTCTCATGTCGGCAGCATTGGTAGCAGGCGCCGCGGTTGACGCGGACAACATCTATCACCGGATATTTCCGGAGACAAAGATCGTCGAATACCGGAGAGAAGTCAGACCGGGCGACACATTGTGGACAATCTGCGGTGAGATAGCGACCGACAAAGAAGATTTGCGAAAGCTTGTTTATCAGGCAAAAAAAGACAACAGGATCCGGGACGTAGGAAATCTGCAGCCGGGGACGCTTGTCATTGTAAGAGTTGAGGAGGCAAGGAAATGAATAATAACGAAAAAATTGAAAAGATATTTAAATACATATTTGACAATTATAAAAAGGAATCAACTGATTATAAGGAATCGAAGGAAAGAGGAGACGTGATAAGAGCAGCAAAAGCGAGTATACGTTCAGAAATTTTCTGGGAAATAATTCTTTTTATTAATAAATTGGACATCGAGGAGGCAAGAAATCAGTGAATGCAGAAGAAGAACTTAAAATTTTAAAAGAAAAAATAGAAAAGATGAAGGAGACGTATAAGGACGCACAAGATTATGAGTATGAACATTATAAAAAATATAACGAAGAAGGCAATGCAGTTGCGGCAAATCGGGCTCTTGGCAAATCCTATGCATTTGAAGCGATCTGGGCGTACATCAAAAACATGTAAAAAGCCGACTGATAACTGCAATTATCAATCGGCAGGCGGAAAAATATGGGTAAATTTCCGCCTCTATTGTAACAAAAACAGGAGGAATACACAAATGGACAAAGAATTACAAAAAGTAACAAATGAGTTATGTGATCTTTTAAGACCGGTGAACATAAAGCTTGAAAAATGGATAGTAGAAAACAAAAAAAGGCTTATTGCATCTGACGGAAAACTGACAGAGCTCGGGCTATTAGTCGGAAATGCTTATGCGGTTTATATCCTTATTGATGATCTGCTGAACAACGCTGATTGATTAATTGAGGTAAAAGCATGGAACGTGAAGTATTTAATACCTTGAAAGTGGGAGCAAAAATCAGTGAGCCGAGAGGGCGTGAAGCTCCGCCAATCAAGGGGATATTGGCGGATAAGGTCGGAGAAACGGCCTTGATGAGAACGGGGTATACTCCCGGAGGGAAACCAATTCTGCGATGGGCACATTATACGAAATTAAAAAAGGAGATATAGCAATGGATACAAAAGAG